CCAACGCGGCAGCAAACTTTGATACTCTGCCCAAGGACGCCCGCGACATCATCGGCAAGCAGATTGAGGACATCATCGACCAGCGGTTCACCTTCATTCGCTACAACGGTCTCAGCGGAGCCAACATCGAGAAGGTCGCCCCGGCGGAAGGAGACAATCCGTACGACAACTCAGTGGTCATTATCGATGAGGTTCATGAGTTCATCTCGCGTATCGTCAACATGTCCGATGTGGCTCGAAAGTTGTACGATAAGATCTATTACGCCAAGAACTGCAAGGTCGTGACCCTGTCCGGCACACCTGTCATCAATCGTGCGATTGAAATTGCGTTTTTGATGAATCTCCTGCGTGGACCCATTGAGCGTATCACGATTCCTCTGAAGGCTGTCACGGCGTGGGACGAGGAGAAGATGAAGTCTGTCCTCCAGGGGATCCCCGAGGTGGATGTGATTGAGTTCAATGCCTTGAAGAAGTACGTGATGGTGACACGGAATCCCCCGCACTTTCGCAGTGTGTACAACGAGGCCGGCGAGCGCACCGCCGTGCAGTACATGAAAGACTTACCGTTCACGGAGATTGCAGCAGACTGGGTCACCGGTTTCAAGAACAAGTTTGAGGTTGAGATTCCGGGTTCGGAGTTGGCGTTGGACGGTGTGACGACCGAGAACCTTGAGTGCCTTCCCACGGATCAGGTCGAGTTTGGCACACTCTTCCAGGACGGACTCAACATCAAGAACCCCATCCTCTTCGCTCGCCGCATCCAGGGTCTGGTGTCGTACTTCAAGGGTGCCGACGAGCGCCTCTTGCCGAAGCGTGTGGACGACGACAAGATGCTCGAGGAAGTGCCGATGTCATCCCAGATGTTCAGTCGATATCTCCAGGTCCGGTGGGAAGAAATCAAGCGTGACAAGCGGCGCATCAGTCCCTCGCAGGCTAACGATGCTGAAATGAAGACCTTCCGCGTCAACTCTCGACTGGCATGCAACTATGCAGTTCCTCCCGACATGATCAAGGGGGAGAACGAGGAAGTCACAGAGGACGACGAAGCCCCCGGCAAGGAGGGGGTGCTCGACAAACTCCGTGCGAATCCCGAACGGTTCTTATCCCCGAAGGCACTGGAGACCTTCAGTCCCAAGATTCTGCGTATGTTAACGAATGTGAATGAAACCCTGAAGTCCAACCCGGAGTGGAAGAATCAGTTCGTGTATTCGCAGTACCGCAAGTTGGAGGGTCTGGGTGTGTTCAGTGCGGTCCTCGATGCGAACGGATGGCAACCGTACCGCATCGTAAAGGAGAACAACCAGTGGGTCGAGGACAAGACCATGGATGCCGAGAAGCCCGCCTACGCCTTCTACACGGGCGAGGAGGATGTCGACCAACGCGATCTCATGCGTCAGATCTTTAACAATCGGTTTGCCGATGACTTTCCTCCCAGTCTCAAGGCGTCCGTCGAATCGCGCGGCAAGAAACTCCTGTGTATGCTGATGGCGTCCTCAAGTGGTGCGGCAGGCATCAACTTGGCGAACGTGCGTCACGTGCACATTATGGAGCCCCACTGGAATCCCGCTCGTCACGAGCAGGTCATTGGTCGTGCGATTCGTATCTGCTCGCACGCCAGTCTCCCGATGGAGGAGCGCACGGTTCGCATCAGTTTCTATGTCAGTGTCTTCACGGACACCCAGGCCAAGTCAACGGAGAACTCGTCCAACGTGGTTCCCATTCGTCGTTCGGATACCTCGACCAAGCGTTACAAGGGAGAACCGATTGAGTCCTTTATGAGCACTGACGAGTACTTGTACGAGACCTCGTTTGAGAAAGATATTACCAATAAGCGAATTACGCTCTTGTTGAAACAGGCAGCCGTCGACTGTGAAATTCATCGAAAACTTCATAGTCGCGAATCGCCCGTCTTGTCGTGTATGCGTTTTGATAGTGCCTCGACTGGCGAGGACCTGGCATTCAAACCGAACATCAAGACAGAGGAAACGGATTTGACGTACCTTCGAAACACCCAACGCCGGAAGCGTCGTCTGCAGAAGGTGTTGATTAAGCAGATGGTGTTTCTGATTGATCCCGAGAGCAAGGAGGTCTTCGATGGGCCCGCCTTTGAGGACGAGCAGCGCTTGCTTCGTGTGGGACTCCTGACCTCTCCGACACAGATTACGTGGACGCTGCCGTAAGCACATCATCCAACCACGGGTCGCAGATCCGCGCCCACGACTTGAACGAGTATGCTATCACTGAATTGCGCTTATCTTCCAGAGTGTTGACAGCGCGCTCCATCGCATCCGCAACCTCCTTCACGGCGAAGGTCGGGGAATACGAACCAAGAGGCATGGACCCCGGGAAATACGTGCGGTCGGCAGGAGGAATGAACTCTGCCACCGTCTCGTCCAGGAATGAACGGAAGGCGCCCACGTCCGTCACCACCTGTGGAGCACCCGTGAACATATGCTCGAGTTGACACAGACCGTATCCCTCGCCATCCGTCGTGTTGAGACCAATGTCCGTTGCATTGTAGAGCTGGTTGATGCCCTCGTCGTTAATGAAGTTCGGGGGACTCGTGTCAATAATCACACAACGAGAAATATACACCTCGATGGGAAGATTGTGACGCGCCAACTCCATCGAATAGATGCGCATCACATCGTAATACGCTCCCGACTGAGGATTCGTGTTTGTTGCGATGACCAGGTAGGGCGTCTTCGCGGGATTGCGCCGAACGTACTCAACAAACCCCGCCACGGTGAGGTCGAGACGCTTACGCTGGCTGTTGCGATTGGGATTGAAGAAAATCACTGCATCCTCGGGGATGTTCAGATTCTTACGACACTCTGCGCGTGCCCGGGCGGGCAGAGATGAAAAGACACCCGAATCAACGGCGTGCTCCATGACACGAACATCCTTGTGGATACCGTAGGTGAGGTAGTTTTGCTTCCACGACTCGGTGAAACAATACACCCGGTCCGCGTGCTCGTTGATCTTGTCCATCAGAGGTTGGGCGATACCCTTGTACACCTGATCGACGTAGGTCCACAACTTGTAAGTCGAGATACCCCGCTCGTGCTTCATAGACTCGATAAAGCGATAGATGATGAGGGGGTCATTGTAGATCATCACGATGTCGGGGTTCACCATCTCGAGGTACTCATGAATCTTGTTGAAACCGAACCCCTCCTCCTTCGGATCCTCGTTCGCGGCAGCGTCATACTGAACGATACCCTCCGGCACCTTGCGGTGATTCGTGCGATTTGGGTGGCGCTGAAACCCAAAGTGATAGACCTTGACCTTCGGGGTCAGCGTCGAAAGTTGACGAAGAAGATTATGAACGACCTTGGAATACCCCGTGGTCTGATCGGTGTGCGTGCTCACCAGAACGAAGCGCATACCTATGTAAAAACTCTATCGTATAAATAACAATGCAGGTCAATTCGGCTCAGGACTACCTGACACAGCGCAAGCGTCAAATCCTCGCAGCGACGTATCACTCGAAACCACCGCCCCAATCGCGTAAGAGCAACCAGGTGTTTCTTTCAGCGATGGCGAACAACGCGACTCAATACCAGCGCTTCATTATTCCGACTCTCGCGCCGGGATCTGGTGGGGCGATCGGTGGGGCAACCTTCACCAACCTCTGTTGTGTGTCGAATGCGATCGGGGCACCGGGCACCTTCAACTCCGTCACGGATCGCGGCGTGGTTCGTAACAACGTGATTCCTCCTCTCGGCGTGAAGGCGACGCAGGTGACAGTGTAGTTCTGTCGACGGAATAAGAAATTAAACAAAGACCCTATCTTAATACAAATGCCCGGTGGCCTCCTGCAACTGGTTGGCACAGGTGCCCAAAATGAGTTGGTGAATGGAAATCCTTCCATGACTCATTTTCGAGCCGTGTATCGCCGTCACACGAACTTTGCGATGGAGTCTATTCGTATGACATTCTCGGGGTCGAACCTTGAGTTCTCGAGCACGGGAACTAAGACAATCTCGTGTCGCATCGACCGCTATGCGCAGTTGATTCATGACACCTACCTCGTCCTGACCCTGCCGAACATCTGGTCTCCTCTTGCCGCGGTGGGATCGACTCTCCCATCGGGGTACGGTGCAGGAAAAGACCTCACACCCAACCCTAATTCGATTGGGTACGAGTTTCAGTGGATCGACAACCTTGGGTACAACCTTATTGATCATGTAGACCTTGTGATGAACGGGCAGGTCATTCAGAGCATGACGGGTGAGTGGATGAAGTTCTACTCGTATCTGACCCACGATCGGAACAAGCGCCTCATTGTCGATCAGATGGTCGGAAACGTGCCCGAGGTCAAGGACCCCGCAAACGCGTACGATCGACAGGGTCAGTACCCCCACGCCGTGACCCCTGTCAAAACTCCTCCGGCGATGCCGATGACCACGGTTCCCGAACCTTCAATTCGTTCGCGCCAATTGGTCGTCCCCCTCCACTTCTTCTTTGCGGAGAACCCGGGTCTTGCTCTCCCCCTGGTGTCTCTGCAGAACTCGGAGGTCTATATTAACGTGACCCTTCGTACGCTTCACGACATTTATACAGTCATCGATGTTAATCCCGCGAGCACAACCTATGGTACGCGCGTGCGTCCACTCAACTATCCCCTCTCTCTGTTCCTGAGTCCTCCGAATCCGAACGGGACACCGAGCAATCCGAGTTTGGCAACCTTTTTCCCCGATCCTTACCTCGAGGGCAACTTCATCTACCTCACGGAAATGGAAATGAACCAACTCGCTCGTGCAGACCAGACGTTCTTGGTGAAGACCGTCAAGTATGTGAACAAAGAGGGACAGTTCGGTGGTAATTCGGATGTGGAGATTCCCATGTTCAATTTGGTAACGCGCATTGTGTTTTCTTCACAGCGGTCCGACAAGATTGCCATGAATGACTGGGACAATTACACCAATTGGGATATGCGGGGTCGCGCTCCGTTTACGCCGTATAGTACCGACCTCCAGACAGGAATCCTCACCTCAGGTCAACAGCAGATCACCTCCGTGTACCCCAAGTACCCGCTGACGGATGCCGTGATTCTCTTTGACGGCAAGGAGCGGTTCCAGACCAAACCTGTTTCGTACTTCTCGCTCCTTCAGATGTATCGCCACACGACGGGAACCAGCATTGATATTCCGGGCGTGTACATGTACTCCTTTGCCCTCGATCACGACGCGTATCAACCCTCGGGTGCAGCAAACGGCAGCATGTTCAATAAGATCATTCTCCGGACCTCGCTCCAGCAACCGATGCCACAGTCCGTTGCAGCATCCTCCACTAATGTGGTCTGTATCCTAAAATCAACGGCACTGAGTGGGAACCCGACCATCATTCCTGCGGGACAAATTGCCCTCTACACACCCGATCAACTGCTGACGGTGGTCCAAACAAACGATAACCTCATCTTCAACTACACCTACCACATGGCAACGTATGTGGAGTCCATCAACTTCCTACGTATCGTGTCGGGTCTCGCCAATCTTGTGTTTGCTTCTTAATAATGGCTACCATTGAGGCGGTGCTGATCGGTGATGAGAAGGCACAACGCGACATTACACAATCCTTTGTTCGCGACCAGGTGAAGGACGAGAAGGTGGATGTGGTGGCCAACTCCTCGCTCATTCCGATGTTTGAGACCACGAAGGTGACGCGGTTGTCTTCCGTTGAAGAGACAGAGATCGCGAACAAGGCAATCCAACAGTGTGGAGGTGCCGCTGACGTCGGGTGTGTGAACACCACGGCGGACCGCATGCGCCAAGCAAAACTGGATGAGAAGCGGCATGCCTCGGAGTCGTCCGCCAACCTTGTGAAAGGGCGCCGGATGACTGTGTACTATATGGACGAGTACGGGGAACGGCACACCATAGTCGTTCCCGAGGGACAGAAGTTCCAACTCGAGAATGTGAATGGAGGTCAACCCAAGAAGGAGGCAACAAGCATTCTGTCAAGTATTCCCGAGATTCAGTTGCCGACCGTGTCCCAGACGACCATGAAGATTCTGAGCATCCTGGGGGTGATTGCCATGTCCTTTGTGTATGCCTTCAGCATTGCGGCAACATACCGAACACTTGCCATGGACTACTCGCGCATGGTTGCGATTGGGGGCACGGTTGCTGCCGTCGTGTTCCCGTATTCGGGTCTCTTCATCATGTTTGGATATTTCCTGATTCGCGAGGTGTACACGAATCCGGTGGAAGCCGTGGAACCGCGGTTCCTTGCGTGGGTGATTGCGATTGCTCTTGGATTTGCGTACTTCTCCACCGCGGCGATCGTTGCACTCTTTACCCAGTTCAAGGACTGGATTGTCGGAGTTTTTCAACCTACGAAGAAGTAATGATCGAACTCCCCTGGGTCGCCGCGGGTGTGATTCTGGGACTCTTGATTTCGACGGTGATGATCCCGCCCACACGCAAGGAAAAGGCACTGCCGACGCCCTACGATGATGGTATCTTCCACACGGATGTGGGTTGTGTTCGGTTTGGGGCTATCGAGGTGCCGTGCACCGCCGAACCTGACTCATTAAATCTTCTGCAAAGCAAACAATGATCCCCATCACCGAGGCTCTGAAGCGAGCCAGTCCATTCTTTTCCT